GAACTTTCAACTCTGGCGAAGCAATTTGGCTTCGCAACATCTCCGTCCGCAAACTCCCCGGCAACCACGCATTCCAAACCACCAGCACCTCGCGTCCGGTGCTGAGTGCAAGGTATAACTTGTTGGAGAGCACGGAACAATTCTCGGCACTTCGCTGGACACGAGCAAATACGTCAGTTGCAGTCTCCGCTACAACTGCCCCTAATGGGACGCTATCCGCGGCAAAACTGTCTGCTAGCGCTACAACCGCCACTCATGCACTCGCCCAAGGGGTAACACTGTCGTCTGGAATTGCGCATAAATTTTCTTGCTACCTAAAAGCCGGAGAAGAGACAACCGCCGCGCTATGGCAGAACGTTAACGGCGGCACTATTTTTGATCTTGTCGCTGGTACTGTAGTCTCAGGGCTTGCTCAGGCAACTATTGAATCAGTGGGCGACGGCTGGTTTTTGTGCTCAGTTCCATACACACCAAGCAGCACATCGGGGCTTGTTCAGATATATCCAAGAACAACCGCTTCTTACACCGGCGACGGCACCTCTGGCATCTACATCTGGGGCGCATCCCTAGTCCCAGCAAACCAAGCCGACCTGCCCTACCAGCGCGTCAACACCGCGACGGACTACGACGCCGACCCGAGCAAGTTCAAGCCCTACCTGCGCTTCGACGGCGTTGATGACTGGCTGGTGACTCCGACCATCACGCCCGGCACTGACAAGGCGCAGGTGTTTGCTGGGGTGCGGAAGCTGAGTGATGCTACGCAGTATCAAGTAGTTGTCGAATCAAGTACCATGTACAACACCAACAATGGCGCACTTCTTCTAAGTTCTTCTTGGAATGCTGCACAGTACGCGGCTGGTAGTAGAGGCACGAGTTTTACAAATTGCATTACAGGCGGCTTCTCCGCACCAAGAACGAATGTTTTAACGCTAGTTTCAAGCATCTCGGAAGATGTCCTATTAATTAGCGTCAACGGAACGCAAGCTGCAATCAGCACAGCCGACCAAGGAACAGGCAACTTCCTCGAATACCCGCTCTACATCGGCCGCCGTGGCGGCACAACGCTGCCATTCAACGGCCACCTGTACGGCCTGATCGTCCGCTTCGGCTCTAACCTGCCAGCGGCAACCATCGCCAGCACTGAGAGCTGGGTCAACGGAAAAACGGGAGCGTACTGATGACCGTCTGGACCTACCGCGCAATCATCGTGCCTGACGCTCAGGTCACATACGCCCGCGAGCTTTCCGCCGCTGTGGCTGGGCCTGCTGGGGAAGGCATGTACACCACGCCGCTGTCGGCAACCGGCCAAGAGCCTGCCACGCACTGGATCAGCGCTGGACTCATCAGCGAGGACTTTGCCGCCCTGCTGCCGCTGACAACCTACCCGGCAGACGCCGAGCCGATCACGACACCGGGCAACCCCGAGGCCGTCGCCATGCTGGCCAATGAGGCTGGATACGAAACCACCACCGAGGCCGTTCAAGCCCTGTTCGACGTTTCAGACGTGACCGAGCAGGAAGCCCACGAAGTCATGGCCCGACTCGGGCTGCAGATGGTTCAACCTACGGAGCCGAACGATGGCGACTAAACCCAAAACCGCCGCATGGACGCGTAAAGAAGGCAAAGACCCGGAAGGCGGGCTCAACGCCAAGGGCCGCGCCAGCTACAACAAGGCCAACCCGGGCAAACCCGGGCTCAAGCCGCCAGCCCCAAATCCGAAGACCGAGAAGGACGCTGCACGGCGCAAGTCGTTCTGTGCCCGGATGGAAGGCATGAAGGCCAAGAATACTGGCGAGAAGGCCAAGAAAGACCCCAACAGCCGTATCAACAAGTCTCTACGCGCATGGAACTGCTGACATGAAAGACCAAGTTGCACAGCAAGCGGCCGATGCGGCCATCGCCTCTACGGCGAGCAAGGTGACCTACACGGGCGCCGGCATGACCATCAGTGGGTGGTTTCTCTCCAGTGAGTTTGCCGTGTTGATGGGTGTCGTCATCGGTGTAGCCGGTTTCATCGTGAACTGGTACTATCGACACAAGGAAGATCGCCGCGCTCAAGCGGAGCATGAACGTCGCATGCGCGACTACGACAAGGAGTGACCATGAAGCCCAAGTTCTCCCCCGACCAAGACATGATGGACGTGTCTCCGCAGGACGTTGCTGAAGCCAAAAAGCGCGCCGCAGCTACCAAAGCGTACGACAAGGCTAGCACCACCAAGCCGGCTCCGAAGAAGTACGCCAAGGGCGGCATGGTGCGTGGCGACGGCTGCGCCCAGCGCGGCAAGACCAAAGGTCGGATGGTGTAACCATGCCCTCCAAGTCCAAGGCCCAGAAGTCCTTCATGCAAGCGGTTGCGAACAACCCTGCTTTCGCCAAGAAGGTGAAGGTCCCCACCAAGGTGGGTAAGGAGTTCGTGGCTGAGGACAAGAAGGCTAAAAGGAGTAAGTAATGGCTACGTCGAAGTTTGGTTCTGCATTTGCAGCCGCCCGCAAGGCTGGCGCGAAGACCTTCGAGTTCGGAGGCAAGAAGTACACCACTGAAACCCGTGAGGAAGCCGACAAGAAGGCTGGCTCGGCTGTGACGGCCAAGTACCTCAAGTTGCGCGACGCCCCCGCCGGTGCGGACACTGCCAAGATGCGCGACGAAGCGGATCGTGCTGGGCGCAAGTTCACTGGGTTCTCGCGGGATGTGGATACCGGCGATGACATGCAGCGCAAAGCGGGCATGCGCCCGAAAGCCGTGGACACGTCCAAGGCACAAGCCGCCGGGGCTAAGTTTGCGAAGCTGTCGCAAGCGGAAGCCAACGCCCCCAAAGGCGCTTCGGAAGCTACCCGCAAAGCTATGTCTGCCGCGACGTCCGCCGCCAAGCGCGAATATGAGTCCGCTGCGGCCGGCATGAAAAAAGGCGGCGCCATCAAGAAGTACGCCAAGGGTGGTTCGGTTGACGGCTGCGCTCAGCGCGGCAAGACCAAAGGTCGGATGATCTGATGGCTGAAGTCGCCAAGAAGACCGACCCCGCCAAGTGGGAGCGCGCCAAGGCCGATGCAAAGGCCAAGATGGGCGGGAAGCACAGCGCTCGCGCTATGCAGGAAGCCGTGCGCCTCTACAAGGAACGCGGGGGCGGTTATTCTGGCGCCAAGTCCAGCGAGAACAAACTGGCCAAGTGGACCAAAGAAGACTGGGGCACCAAGTCAGGTAAGCCTTCGACGGAAGGCCCCAAGGCGACAGGCGAGCGGTATCTGCCCAAAAAGGCCCGAGAGGCCCTGACCCCTGCCGAGTATGCCGCCACCACCCGGGCCAAGCGCGAGGGCACCCGAGAGGGCAAGCAGTTCGTCAAGCAGCCGGCCAAGATCGCCAAGAAGACCGCTAGGTACCGCGTATGAGCACATCAGGAACGACCAGTTTTGCACCTGATCTCACGGAGATCATCGAGGAAGCATACGCGCGTACAGGCTACGCCGGGCGTACTGGGTGGGATTTCCGCACGGCGCGGATGTCTATGTCGCTCGTCCTCAGCGAACTAGCGAACAGGGGCATCAATCTCTGGACGGTCACTTCGGGCACCATCTCGCTGGTGCCGGGCACAGCGACGTACAACCTGCCAGACGACACGGTCGACTTGATCGAGCACGTGGTGCGTACCACGTCGGGCACTTCCCAAACGGACTTGGCCATCTCGCGCATCAGCGTCTCGACGTATGCGTCGATCCCTGCCAAAACCAACACGGGGCGCCCTATCCAGTGCTACATCAACCGGCAGTCCCCCACCCCCACGATCACACTCTGGCCAATCCCTGACAGCTCCACGCCCTACACGCTGGTGTATTGGCGGCTGCGCCGACTGCAGGATGCTGGTAACGGTGGCAACACCCAAGACGTCCCGTTCCGGTTTGTGCCCGCGCTGATCGCTGGGCTGGCCTACCACCTCGCCATGAAAGTGCCGGGGGGACTCGAGCGTGTGGCGATGCTCAAGGCGCAGTACGACGAAGCCCTCATGCTCGCTGAGGGCGAAGACCGGGAGAAGGCCCCGCTTAGGCTAACCCCGCGTGTCGGGAGAGTCTGATGGCTAAGTTCGCCAACGGCGCCAAGGCGGCAGCGATATGCGACCGGTGTGGTTTCCGTTATGCGCTCGGCCAGCTAAAATCCGAAACGGTTCGCGGGCGCAAGACCAGTTTTCTGGTATGCCCCTCGTGCTGGGACCCAGATCATCCGCAGAACTTCCAAGGCATGGTGCCTGTTGAAGACCCGCAAGCCCTGCGTAACCCACGCCCAGACCCCGCGATGGCGGCGTCGAGGGAAATCCCTGAAACGTAAAGGAGCCTCTGATGAAAGCCAAACACGCTGACATGGCCATGGACAAGCAGGCCGTCAAGACCGCCGTGCATAAGCACGAAGCCGCGATGCACCCGGGCAAGCCCAAGACCAAGCTGGCCAAGGGCGGCATGGTTGCGCGTGGCGGCGGCGCTGCCAAAAAGGGCCTGAAGTTCACTCGTAACGGCTGAGCATGAACTACACGCAGCTGCTCGATGCGGTCCAAGCGACCGTGCAGAACTACGAAGACGACTTCGTAGCGAACCTGCCTGTCATGGTGAAAACGGCCGAGCAGCGGGTGTACAACGAGGTTCAGCTACCGGCGCAACGCCAGAACGTGGTGGGCAACCTCACTGCGAGCAGCCCGTATTTGACCCTGCCGGGCGGATTCCTCTCTCCCTACTCGCTTGCAGTCAAGCTCTCGGACGGGAACTACGCGTTCTTGCTGAATAAGGAGGTCGAGTACATCCGCGAGGCGTAC